GAATCTGCTGATTCTCAAGAAGAAACTCAAGTTCCAGAGCAAGATGACCGATCTAAAGAAGAGGATAAGTAATGAAGTTCGAAACTAACCCTGAGAAAGGCTCCATAACGCTTCGTGGCGGCATTGGAGACTTCGATAACCACATCTCCGCAAACGATTTTATGGAAGCGCTCGAGGGCCACGCCGGCGACCTGACGATCCATTTAGACTCTGGCGGTGGATCTGTGACTGACGGGATCAGCATTTACAACCAGATGAAGCAGTATGAGGGCAAGATCACTGTCCATATTGATTCGATCTGTGCAAGCATCGCTACGGTGATCGCGTGCGGGGCTGACCACGTCAAGATCAACAGTAAAGGTAAATACATGATACACCGTGCGTGGACTGCAGCTATGGGCAACTGTAGCGACTTCCGCAGCATGGCCGATATCATGGAACTGATGGACGCAGACATTGCTGAGACTTACGCGGCGAAAGCCGGCGGGTCGAAAGAGGAATGGCTGAATCTAATGGACAAGGAGACTTGGTTCAGTGCCGCACAGGCTCTTGAGGCTGGTCTTGTTGACGAGGTCGTCAATTTGGACGACGATGAGGACAAGCCATACAAGGCAGAGGTTGAGCCCCAAGCCATACAGGCACGGGTCAACCCCGCTAAGTACGAGGCTTATGCTGCGTATATCCGCGGCAGACTGAAGCTGCGAAAATAAAATCGCAGCGACTCTTGACAAATAGCCCCCCATGTGTTATACTGGGGGGCATGACGTTGCCCGTCTGGGCTTTACAATTTCCACGTTTCCGTAGGAGACAGTTTTATGTCTAAGTACCGTAATCCGGTAGACATCAAGGCCGAGATCGAAGATCGACTCGTTGACCTTGAAGCGATGGCAGCCCACGAAGAGGCAACCGTCGAGGGTCTTGAAGAGATCAAGGCCAGCGTAGAGGATCTGAAGGCTGAGTTGGCCTCCAGTGAAAGATTCGAGCAGATTCGTGCTGAGATTGTTGCAGAGCGTACTGCAGCAGCACAAGCAGCAGTTCAACCACCCGTAGAAGTAGAAGAAATTCAAGCCGAGGATCATAAGGAAGAAGAAATGAAATTACCAGCAGTTGTAGCTACCTCCCGTACCCGTCACTTCGCATCTGCAGAAGACGCATTCGTTTCCGGCAAGGCCATCTTGGCAATGGCTGGCGACAACAGCGCTCAGCAGTTCATGAACGACCTTTCGACCGGCGGAAGCAACGGCGAAAGCAACACCATCCCTGCTCCACTCAGCAACGCTTTGATCAACCTGATCGAAGACTACGGTGTCGCTCGTCAAGCTTGTAAGCGAATCGTCATGACCCAAAACACTTGGGACGTTCCTAAGCTTAACGGTCACGTCAGCATCAACTACACCGGCGAAGCACAAGCAATCTCATCGTCCGACGTTTCGTTCGGTCAGGTTTCCTTGGTTGCCAAGAAGATGACTGCCCTTTCGAAAGTCTCCAGCGAAATGACTGAAGACAGCATCATCAGCGTCATGGACGTCATCGTCGAAGACATGGCTCGCCAAATCGCTTTGGAAGAAGACAAGAACTTGTTCCTCGGAGTTGCTGGTGGACTTCTTGAAACTGTTGATGCAGTTAAAGGCAACACCGCAATCGCTGAGCGAACTGTAGCTAACGTTGGTGCAATCGCCCTGAGCGACCTGACTGCACTCACCGTTGCAACTGGCAACCCAATCGTTGGCGCTCGCAACGAGTGGTGGATCAACCCAACTTTGTTCCACGGTGCTATCCGCGACCTTCTCCTTGCTGCTGGTGGAAACACTCAGTCGGTAATCGAAGGTGGTCAGCGACCAACCCTTCTCGGCTACCCAGTTAACTTCGTCAACGTTCTTGACGGTGCATCCGCTTCCGCAAGCGACAGCCTGCTTTGCGTCTTCGGTGACGTAAACCAAGCTTGCTACTTCGGTGAGCGTCGTGGCCTTAACTTCCGCGTATTAAATGAGCTATACGCAAACACAGATCAGGTGGGCGTTCAGTGCACGCAGCGCTCAGCGTTGAAGGTCGCTAATCCTGAGGTTCTCGCGAAGTTGACCATCGCCTAATGTCGAAGATCAAATTCATTAAGACCCGTCTCGGTTTTGAGGCGGGTCGTGTTGTGGATCGCGACCGTCTCCCTGAGGGAGTGGTCAAGACCTTATTTGATTTTGGAGTTTTAGAGGAGGTTAAAGAAGATGGCAGCGTTTTGGTCGATCAAAAGAACGTCGAGCCCGAGCAACCTGCCCGTAAGCCTCGTCGAAGCAAAAAGTCACCTAAGGCTTAGTCCTACTGATACGACACACGATGACCAGCTAACACTGTTGTTGGAAGCGGCAACAGAGCGACTGGAACAGGATCTGGATAGGCAAATCATAACAGCGACTTACTGCCTCGAGGCATTGGATTGGAATAAAAACGATCCACGCTACGGGGAGATCAAACTATACAGAAAAGGCATCACGGCAGTTACCTCTGTCAGCTATGTCGATGAAGATGGCAACACTGTAACACTCGATCCATCGGATTACATTGTTGACCTAGTTCGTTACTGCATCTTTCCTGCAGTAGACAAAGAGTGGCCTACAGTGCACCCCAATCATCCCAACGCGGTTTCCGTTGACTTTGCAGCGGGCTATGGGAATGAAGGGAGTACAGTCCCGAGACTATTGAAGCAAGCAATCCTGCTTTGTGTAGGTAAGTGGTTCTTCGATCCGGCTCAGGAAGGCTCTGCTTTGCACTCTCAGGAGATCGCCTACGAGCGTATCATCGCATTGTTGGGAAGGGCAACTTACCCGTGACAATTAGAAAGAGAATCGGAATGAGGCGGTATTCCGCCACGTTCTGGAACCACAACGGTGCAACTGACTCGATGGGTCAAAAAGACTACCAGACTGAATCCAACTGGGTTCAACTTGACGCTGGTGGATATTGGCCTTGCGAGTTTATTACCACTGTTGGCAATGAGGTTGTTCGTGGGAGGATGACTCAGGAGAAGACGACTCACGTATTGTACGGAGAGTTTAGTGGAGTTCCTGATGGAGTCACCACGAAGTCCAAGGTTAAGGTTGATGGTCAAGATTATGGCATCACTTGTATCTTGGATGCAGACGGTCTTAGGATGGAAAAGAGGATCGAGCTAAGAGGGGAGTTTGCATGAGCATACTTGCAACAGTAAGAAACAGACTTGTTTCTAACAACGACCTCAATACAGCCGCCACTGGTGGCATCTACGTTGACGTATCGCCTCCAGAAGAATACAGACCTAACGTTGTATTCTACAGTACATACGAAGACGTAGAAGATTGCTTGACTCACTTTGAATCATGGCAGACCGTCTCACTTAGGTTTGAATCTTCGGCGACATCGCGAGAAGCTGCAGAGAGCTTAATGATCAAGCTTGAAGCGGCGCTCAACGGTTATCGGGGACAAGCTGACGGTGACAACATATTCGTCAACGGCGTTAAGAGAAAGAGCGGTCGTATCCACCTAGTGGACTCACCGCAAGACGGCACTGATCAGTGGATGTTCAGGACGGTTATGAACTTTGACGTTAACTATTACTTTATCTAGGAACTTTACAATGGCAGCATATTACACCGGCGAAGGTGCAACGATTGCTTTTACTAACACGGACGACGCGAATGTTGACCGCGTTGCTGGTGCGGGACACGAAGTGGTAGCAACCGTGCTTTCGGAACGAACTTACTGCATCCGAAGCATGTCACTCCCATCCTTCGAGCGTGACAAAATCGATATCTCCTGCTTAGATAGCCAAGGCTTCAAAGAGTACATGGCTACTTACTTAGCAGAGCCAGGAGATCTGGAAGTTGTCGTGCGATTCGACGGCGAACTTGGACTTGAACTTGAGCACTTGGGATACCAAGGCCCTGCGTCAACCAACGGTTCATCTGAGATGACTGTTACCTTGACCTTCGACCTGCTCGACGGGCAAGCAACCGCAGCATCGCTTAGCGGCTCATGCTTCATCAAAGGCATTAGCCTTAGCGAGATGAACGGAACCAGCTTGGTTGAAATGACTATCTCGGTTTGTCTTGACGGACGGATCGCACCAAGCTTCACTGAAGCAACTTACCTTCCATAGTATTTAACTTGGCGGTAAATAACACGGAGGGGTTCACTGTGAGCCCCTCCTTCTTTTAACCTTTATTCAGGAGATACTGTAGTGGGAAGTTACGGTAAAGTTGAATTGAGGCCTTCGACTGGCAGGAACCTATCGAATGGCAGAACTATAGAGCGACACTATTACATAGTGTTGTGGGACGGACGTCAAGTTGGAATCAAGAGCAAGCACTTCAGTGCTCCTGTCCAGTGGACGTCAAAATTACCAAAGGAAATTCAAGATCACGTAGTGTCTGAAGTTCGTGAACTGCTTGGCGACTCAGCCAAGGGCGGCACGATGAAGGGCGTGTGGGATCATGAAGTAGAACCAGAAACCAAACCACAGGGAGACGGACTCGATGACATCTTTAACTAGAGAAAAGTTACTGGCGCTCAAGCCAAAGGTTACTAAAAAGGAAGTAGAGGGAGTTGGCACTGTATGGCTGAAGCCTCTCGACGAACTTACTCGTAGCCGACGAATTGCCGCTATGTATGACGACAAGGGTAACATTGATCGCAATGCTGCAGAGCAACGACGTGCAATGCTTATCATTGATCACTTGTGCAATGAAGACGGAACTCCGATGTTCACTAAGTCTGATCTCCAAGAGATCCTATCGTTAGATGGGGTCAGCCTAGATAAAATTATTGACGCTATTCTTGGATTCAATGACGAATACGAGGGAAACGCACTCAGCGAGTAAATGTGATCAAGGCTCACTTTGCTCGTAACCACAGATTCCGATGGGCGTTCCGTATATGTGAGGAACTAGGGATCGATGATCCTGCCCATTGGATGAACTGCGTTGACCCGACTGTCCTTGATTCTTGGATTGCTTACTTCACACTCAAGTACGAGGAAGAGAAGGCTGCATTCGAGAAGAGTCAGAAAGGTACTCACACTGATTCCAAGACGGCACTTGATTCGTTAATGAAACAAGGCAGGAAGAAATGAGTGAAAGCATAATGGACTTCTCCAAGTTTTTGGAGAAGGTCGCGAAGAGACTCCAAGATAACATACTCTTGGAGATGAGGGATAACGCCGCCGAGAAGCTGGCACGCATGGGACAGGCTACTGTCCGACGTGAGCTTCGCAAGGCAGGCATCAAGAGGTCTACCGAGACGGGGACACACCTTGGACGAAGTGCCAAGCAGAGAGCAAGCCGAGAGCGTTACGGCTCTGTCTTAGATACGGCAAGAAAGGTCGCAGAGACGACACAATCTTATTCGCACGATATCGCTGTTCGTGCAGGGGTCA